AATTTAACTGATAACGCCATTGACCTAGAGCGCATCAACAGCTTTAGCCGTGGTAATACAGGTGTGTTGGGCGCACAGTTAAATCACGCCAACAACAAGGGCGGCGGAAACCGATTGTCGGCAGATTTATTAGGCGGTATCGGAGACATTGCGTTAGCATATAGTTTGAATAATCCATTGAAAAAACCCGCGCCAGTGGTGGATAGAAGTTTCAAGCCAATGGTTGACTCAAGCAACAGTTACGCGGGGTTTTTTAAAGCATAAGGACGAGAGCCATGCCAAGACCAGCTTATCAAAATACGTTTAGACCAAACACAGAAATTGGGGCGGGGTTAGCTAATCTAACTGCCGCCTTATTCCCATCTAGGGCTACAGCACAGGAATTAGCTGAGGCTGAGGCTAAACGCGCCCTGTATGCCGCACAAACTGAGGCTGGACTTGCTAATGCAGGCGAGAGTACAGAAAAAACCCGTGGCTTTAAAATTCAAAATGACGCGGCTTTGCTTGAGCCTGATACGAGCAGAAGGGCTACGCTGTTTCAGACCGATGCCAAACAATTAGAAGAAGCTAGATTAGCAGGCATTGAGGTTGATGTTCAAAACAAAATACTGAAAGCAGAGACACCGCAAGAACAAGAGCGATTAACAAATATTTATCTTCAAATGAAAAGAGCGGCAGGGGCAAAAGACCGCTACAGCATGAACGCTAACAATGTTGTGCTAGACCAAAACACAGGCGGCGCACTGAACGAGCTTAACGACCTTAATCAGTCAAAAGCAATGTATGGCAACGATGGCGAAGCGGTTGGATTATCTCGAATTGGCGTAAACAATTCAACAATACGCTTGAATAACGCAAAGGTTGGCACAGAGAGCGCACAGGCAGACAAGTACCGCAAAGACGCGGCAGGCACTAGCTCGCTTGTGGAAACCTACACAGGCGTTGACGCTAATGGAAACCCGACATTTAAACTTGTTCCCAAAGATGTAAACGCAGTGATTACAAAACCGCCAGCTTCAAAAGCTGGAATTAAGAGTTTTAGCATCAAAGATATGAACGATGTTAGAAATGAGCTTAACTCTAATCTAGGCATTTACTTTGATAAAAATGGCAATCCGACAGATGACAGCCAATTGCCGCTAGATAGCGAAACAGAAACAATGCTTGTGCAGGAAGTAATGAACGAGGCTCAACAAACTGGCAACATACCGCAGGCTTTAACAAGCGTTGTTGCTCGTTTAACTGGCAATGGCAGTAATTTGGTAAATAGCAATGAGGGTGCAATGCGAACAACAATTGACCCGTTCGGTATTGTTCCCGTGCCTTGGAAAGACCCAGTAGCTAAAAAGCGTGGATTGCCTAAGAAACAACAGCCTGTTAAACCAAAACAAGCCCCTGCTATTCCTGATGGCTGGTCAGTGAGCGAGATACAATAATGCCCGAATTTTTATTTACTTCGCCCGAAGGCAAAAAGTACACGGTACGCGCCCCTGATGGTGCAACACGCGAGCAGGCATTTGGCGTGCTACAGCAACAGATAACAGCAACAGCCGAGCCACCTAAGCCAAAACGTCAAGTTGAGGGCGGTGAGGGTTTGGCACGCGGCTTGGGTGAAACCTACGCAAAAACAGGTCAGTGGCTTGCTATGGGCGCGGCAGGCGGCGCAACCTTGCTAGACAAGTTTGCTGGCGCAGTATACGGAAACCCAAACGCATCAGCCTTGCAAGACATGGCGTTTGAAAACCTAGTAGAGCCAGCAAGCAGAGCCGTTGACTATTACAAAATTGGCGATGGCGAGGAATTAACAACGGGTGGTCAGGTTGGCAATATTACTGGAAACTTAGCTGGTATTATTCAACAGGCTGTTGCTACAGGCGGCGGCACTGTTGCTAAAAATGTTATTCAAAGATTGTTCCAAGGTGCTACGGTAGCCGCACCATCGTTTGCTTTGCCTAACGCCAATGAGCGTGCAAGGGAAATGATAAACAAGGGCGTTGACCAAGACACTGTTATGAAGGCATACGCCTCTAATGCGGCATTAGACACAGCATCAGGTGCATTGCCTGTTGGCGTTGCTGGCAACATAGCAAAACGCGCCGTGAGCGGCGGCGCAATTGCGGCTGGCACTGGCGCATTATCGCGTGAGTCTGAGGCTCAGATATTGGGCGATGAATACAAAGACCTACAGCGCAAAGCGTTTAGCAAAGAAGAAACGCCTGTTGAGGTTGGTATCGGCACTGCGCTAAGTGTATTAATGGGCGGCAGAGGTGCGGCGGCAACAAACGCGGCAATTCGCAACCGTCAAAATCAAAACTTTAGCCGATTTAACGATGAAGCTGATGCAAGTGCTATGGCGCGTCAAGATATGCGAGCCGATGAAACAGCACAGCAAAATTACAATGAGTTTGCCGATGTGCTTCAAGCCAATGGTATTAACTCGGCGCAAGACCCAAGAGCCGCCGCAGTTATCTCAAGACTGTTTGAGCGTAGAAACAATCAACAGCCTGCACCTGAGCAGACAATTATTGCTGATGACGCTGGCAATGCTTTTATTGCAGATGATGGCGCATTGGCTGGACGTAACGAGCTAGAGGCGCGTTTAGCGGGTGAAACTACGCCAAACATGCAAGACAGTTTAGTGCGTGCAATAGAGGCTCAGGGTGATACTGTTGGCAGTGTTGCCGATGCATTTACATTGGCGGCAACCCGTAGAAATGCGGTTGACAGTGACCTTGCTGACTTTGATACGATTAACCAAGACTATCAAGGCGGCTTATCTGCCGCAACTAACGGCACACTTAACGGCGATGTGCGCGGTGCGATGATGGTAGGCGATAAACAAGCTGTTATTCAAACTGATGACATTGGTGCGCCTGTGACTGATGATAGGGGTAGAGTGCTTGTCACATTGACCGATGCTGATGGAAATATTACAGAGGGTTTTGTTAAACCTAATCGCATCAAGGAATTTAACGCACCAGCAAACTCACGTTTGGAGCAGGACTTTATGGCACGCAGTACGGACGCGAATGAGGGCGTGCGGTTTAACAAGAAAAACCCGCCAAGAGCAGGCGAAGGCGTGGGATTAGGCACACGCGCACAAGAGAAAATGCCGTTGCGCTCAACTGATGTTATTAGTGGTGACAAGGTAGGCGGCTTTGCAACCCGTAACTTAGGCGACCCATACACGCCTGATGCGCGTGACCCTAGTGGTAGCGTGACTGTTGAGAAAGCACCTGTACAGCCAAAGGGCTTAAAACAGCCACGTCAAGGTGACACCATTGACAACGAGATTATAAACAGCGATACGACCCCGCAAATTGAGAACAAGAACAAGCAAGGCACTGACGTTGCTCGCGTGGATGGTGAGGACGCAGTAAATCAAGTAGCCCCTGAAAACCGCTTGCCATCGCCTGATAGCGAAACTGTGAACGGGCAACAAACAGGGCGCATTCGCGTTGACAGTCAAGGCAGAGCCAACCTTGAGAATGAAACCTTTGAGCAACAGCAAGCACGCCTTGAGCGTGAGCGCGTTGATGGTGTGGTGCGTGACTACAGCAAAAACGATTTAGGCAACACAGCCAAGAACGTAGGCACAACCGACACGTCTAAAAAGCCTGCGCCTGTTCCACAAGAACAGCGATTGATGCTTGCCGTGAAAAGCCTGCGTGAAGCGGCTGATAATGTAGACGGGGCAGAAAAAGCCGAGCTAACAGCCAAAGCCGACAAGATGGAAGCGCAAGCGGCTAAACTAAAAGACGAGCCAGCACCACAGCCAAAAACACAGGCTGTTGATGAAGCTGTAGGAAAAAATGCAACAACTGAGCCAGCACCTAAAAACGAAGCCGTTAGACCACTCATGGAACAGCTTATTAAGCGCAAAGGCGGTAGCGTTAAATCCAAGCAAACCGACAAGGTGATTGATAACGTCATTAAACTTGCAAAACAATTAGAGCAAGGTGAGGACGTATTGCCTAGACAGTTTAAAAACTTGGCTAAGAGCCTTAAAGATGACGCGGAAGCCATGCGGATAATGGACGAGCTTATTAATGAAGCAGAAGGCTCACCACAGTCAATGCAACGTAAGCAAACCAAATCAGAGCAAGCAAAGCAAAACGCGGCTAACAGAAAAAAGGTAGACACCAAAAAAGATGATATTCTTGAGGCATTGGCTAAGATTGGCGGGGCAAAACTGAAAGACGCAATTTCTGAGTTTGGAGTAGACAAAGAAATTAACTATGGCGTAAATTTAATGCGCTCATTCCATAACAGCGACAATGCTATGGACTTAGATTATGCTAGGTTAAGACTTGACGGCATGGGCTACAAAGTGCCTGATATGGCGAGCTTTGAAAAAGCTATAATGGAAACACTGAAAGGCAACAGACATTTAACAGACGAGGGCATTGAAGCCAAGACCGCAAAAGAGTTTGACGAGCGTTATGCAGACTCAGGCTATGATGAATTGCCCGAAGCAAGACAGTCTGTTTTAGACAGGCTGATGAACGAGTATGATGCTATGTTTGGAAGGGCGGCAACTGACGAAGCCGCATTTGTGATTGCTGATGCCAACAGAGGCAAAAGCGATAATTTTATTGGCGAAGAATTAATAAGGGCATTAACCGAGGAACTTGACAATGCGCGACAAAGCAAAGGAACTGCTGAAAACATCGGCGGGGCAAGAGCTGATGAAACTGCCACAGGAAGAACAGCAGAAGATACTAGCAGTGTTCGGCAAGATAATCAGCAAGCAGAAGCAGACCGCCCCGACCTCACCCTTGAGCGAGAAACAAACGAAAGCATCGCCCAACGAGAGCGAGCAGTAGCCGAGCGCGAGGCGGCTGTTAAGGCGGCAGAAGCCAAAGCCAAAGCCGATGCAGACGCTAAGGCATTGGCAGAGCAACAGCGCAAAAACGCCAATGAACGCCCGCTTGAGTTTGGTGAGGACAACAAGAAGGTTGAACAGGCTGTTAAGTCGGGCAGTGAAGATATGTTTGCCGACAACAACCCCGATGTTGAACAGGTGCGTAAAAACTACGGCGGTGCTGGCACATTAAACGCGGGTATTCCGCTAGACAAGCTGGCTGACTTTGTGACCGACATGATGAAAGCCATCTACAAAAACGCTGACACAGGCGAGGCTAAGGTAGCTCGCGCCATGATTAAAGACCTGTACGATGGCGTAATTGGTAGCGGCAAGAACGCTAAACAGCGCATCAAAACAGGTGCGGAAGCATGGCAACGTGTGGCTAGATATGCGTTTATCGGTGAGGCATCAAGCCTCAAGGGTATGGCTACACTGAGAGGCAGTAAAGCCATTCAGGACGTGGTTGATATGTTCCATGACTTCGGCGGCACAAGCGAGCGTAAAGCACCTGTGTACGAGGAAGCAGTACGCACCCGCGTCAACCGTAACCGTAACTTAGTAGGTCAAGCACTAGAGCCATTTAAAAACGATGCGCCTGCGCTTAATCGCATCCGTGAAATGCTTGAGAACAGAGCAACCATCAAGCCAAATACGCCCGAAGGCAAGGCGGCAAAAGCCATTGCGGATATGCTAGACCGTGAATACAAATCACAGATTGATGCAGGCATGGACACGCCTAAAAACGAAAACTTTTTTCCGCACAGTTATCTAGTGCAAAAGGCTGTTAAAAAATCCGCTGACTTCATCAAAGCGGCAAAAAAAGCCTATATGCTGGACGGTGACAATGCTGTTGATGCTGATGCTAAAGCAAGGGCGTTTCATGCTTCAATGGTGATGCGTAACGATGGTGTGCCTGAAAGCCCATTTTTTGAGTTATCCGATGGCAACAAGCCTGCTAACGACTTCACCAAAGAGCGTACATTCAGCAACAAGGCTTTCTTGCAGAGCGGTTTAAAAGAGTTTACTGAGCCTAACCTAAGCCTTACCCTTGACGCTTATATTCGCAAGTCTGCTAAACGCCTAGAGTTTGAGAATTTACTTGGTGGCACTATCAAAAACAAAGACGGTACGATTAAAACCCGTACTGCCAAATGGGATGAAATTGCCAAACGATTGCAACAGGAAGGCAACCAAGACCTTAACAGGATGGTACAAAAAACTATCTTGAGTATGGCGGGGCAGACCAAAGCAGGGCATACCAACGGCAGAGCCGCCGTAGCTGTTGTGCGTGCGCTAACTGTTGCCCAACTTTTAAGACGTGCCGCCATTAGCTCACTGACTGAGCCAGTGATTGCCTACAACCGAACAGCCGTTTACCAAGGACAAGCCAAAGGCGTAGCCAATGCCGCTAAGATGTACGGCGGTAGCTTGTTTGACCTAACCCAACACTACGGCATGAAGTCACTGACTGACGCAGTTGGCTTGAAGGGCTTGCGCTTATCACGCCAAGAGAAGTACAGAGCCGCCGAGTTGATGGGCTTGCTGTTGAATAACCAAGTAGAGGGTAACTTTGCCGCATCGCGCGATGGCGGTGTGTCTGACCTTGACAGTGCTGGTAGCAAAACAGAGGCGGCGGCTAATGCGATTGCAAGTGCCGCAACTAAAGCGAGCTTCTTGAAAGGCTTGACCAATGCGAACACGGTAGATAGCGGCATCACTATTGGCATGGACATGATTGACCAAATAGCAAACGACTTAAAAGCCAACGGCGCAAATGCGAAGCTGGCTAAGTACGAGTTTGACCGCTTGGGTGTGCCTGCAAGTGACATGGATGGGTTTGTCAACTATGTGACCAAACAGCCTGATATTGATGTGGTGATTGCCGACATGTACGCAGGCAACAAGGACGCGCAAAACTACGTCAATGCTATCAACAAGTTTGCACAACAGGTTATTCAACAGCCAAAGGCATCAAGCAAACCGATGTTAGCCAAACACCCGTATGCACAGCTTGCGTTTAACCTACAAGGCTGGCTGAGTGAGTTCTACTACAACGTGCAACGTCCAGCCTTCACGCAGATTGCAAAAGCATGGTCGAAAAAAGAAAACTTTACCCTAAGTCAGAGGTTTTGGATGAACGCAACCCCTGCAATATCTGCCGCCGCGATGTATGCGATTGCTAGTCAGGTGGTAGTAGCCATGAAAGACTTAGCATCAGGCAAGGACAAAAACGAGGAATTTCAAGAGAAGCAAAAGACCGAAAGCGTGGCTGGCGTATCTCTCGAAACATGGCGAAAACTGTCACAGTCGGCTAATTTGGGTATGGCTGACCCGTGGGTTAATAAAATCACTGGCGCACGCTATGGCGCAAGCCCATTTGATACGATTGGCGGCGCGGTGGTAAGCAACACTGTTAAATTCGGCATGGCGGCTGTCAATCAGGTATCTAGCACCAACAACCCTGAAACCAATGCGACTGAGCGTAGGCTTGCGGAAGCAACTTATAACGCATTTATTGACCCTACAATCGCAACAGTGGCGGCTGTTAATCCGATGGCTAAATTCACAGTGCCATTGAGCCAGCGTGACGAAATTAAACAGGCGTTTGTTGACGCTACGGCTGGCAAGAAAGAAGAAAAAGATACGGGCGGCAGTTCTACCCGTGGCAATACAAGAAACACAACAAGAAACACAAGAGGCAATAGCAGAAATACACGCAACAGCCGTGAATAAAATGTAATCACTTTGTTTACATATCTGAGCTATTGGTTTATTGTACTAATGCGTTCGCGCAATGACGGACGTATAACATTCATTGAGAGGATTTATCATGTCAAAAGCAAATAAATTGGTCTTAGGCGTTCTAGCCGCAGACGTAGCAAACTTAGGTACATTTACAGTTTCATACCCAAACCAAGATGCCCCCGAAAGTGGCGTGACTGATGCTGGTCGCTTCTTTGGTGCAGTAGGTCACACATTAATCGTAGGCTCAAACAACCCTTTCGTTGCACCAAACCAAATCGCATTAACATTTGGCACAAGCAACATCACAGTTACAAACCGCAGTGGCGCAACACTGTTGGCTGGTAGCCCGTTCGTGCTCGACTTGAAAGAGCGTGGCGATGAAGTCTATGCCGATGACGGCAAAACTAAAATGGCGGCTATGAAGTCTGCGCGTTGCGTAATCATGAATTTGGGCGCACCTGACGCGGCTGTTGCTAACTTAATCCGAACAACTGGCGATGGCGTGTTTGTAGCTAACGTTCCTTCTGCTTTAACTGGCGCAGGCGTTGTAAACGGCGTATGCGTTTTTGATGTTCCTCGCAACCTTCAAGTTTTAGGCACAAACGCTGGCGACACGACACAAGTTCTTACAATTCAAGGTACTGATGTTTATGGTAAGCCTTTGCGCGAAAACATCACACTTAACGGCACTACCACAGTTCTTGGTTTAAAAGCATTCAAGACTGTAAATCGCATTACATCAAGTGCAAATACTGTGGGCACGCCCACAGTCGGCTCAGGCAACTCGCTTGGCTTACCAGCGTTTTTACCGTCTGCTGGTCATGTATTGCGTGAGCTTGCAAACGGCGCAACGGCGGCGGCTGGCACTATCACGGCTGGCGCGACCCCCGCAGGCGGCTCAACTGCAACAACTGGCGATGTGCGCGGCTTGTATCGTCCATCCGTAAACCCTGACGGTGCGGTTGTAACAGAGCTTATCTGCGCCTTGCCTGATGTTGGCAATAAAGGTATTGCACAGTTTAACGGCTAATTTAACAGCCTGTTAAAAACAACAAGCAAGCTACTTTCGGGTAGCTTGTTTTACATGAGGAACAAGAAAATGAGCAACAGTACAATTACAGCACTGCAATCAGATTGGTTGGTAAATCAAACCATTCAAATACCATACCCAAAAGGAACAAGCATAGATGACTATGCCAAAACAGGGCATGAGGTAGCCACAACAAACGGAATTTTATTTAACTCTAAAGAGGCTGTTGTTGGGCTAAATCCATCTTTTATCAATGTAAAAAATGAAAGTGGCAGAACAATCCCTAAAGGCGTTGAAATTATTGTTGTTTTGGCAGAGCGTTTATTAAATGACGTTTTAACGGCAGAAGAAAAGGCATTGCCTAAAACCGTAACAGGAACGTACACAAGCAACGGCTCGGCTGGATTGGCTGTAAACTTAGGCGGTAAACCTGATTTTGTTGTAGTTAAAACCAATGGACAGCCAGCCGTATTTGCTAACAGATTGAATTTTTTTAGGCGAACAGACCACTTTGCAAACAATTCGTCTATCGCTGAGGAATTTGGCATAACAATTACAGACACAGGCTTTAGGCTAGGCAACGATAATAAAGTAAACCAATCCACACCTTCAACTTACTACTATTTTGCATATTTTGATAATGGCTCTAAATCAATGTTGCAAGGTAACTGGCAAGGCAATGAAACGGATGGTCGATTGGTTGATATTTTTGCACAAACGCCATTGCAGGCGGCAATTATCAAGCGTGACAACCCGCGTGCGCCTGTTTACCTACTAGCAGACGAGCCTTTTAATTACTTCTTTAACGATTCCACAAACGCGGTAAGCATTGGCACTACTTTATCGGGCGATAGTGGTGAGATAACTGTTGGCGGTGGCAGTGAGGTAAATCAGTGGACGGGCATTTTAGGCGAAGGTACAAACTGTTTCGCGTTCCCAAAAGACAGCAAGGCTTGTTTTGCAAAAAAATATAATAGCAATGGCTCTATAAGAAATATTATTTTGCCGTTTGAGCCTGATATGATTTTCTTAGTGCCTCGCTCAACAACAACAGCCGTGACCCGTATGTGGTTGAGTAGCTTCCCGACTAACAACACTGTTTCTCTATCAACTGGCTCGGTGGCAAACGATATTTTAACCGTTAATAAAAACATGGTTACTTTGCTTGCTGGCACTGCAATGAACACTAACGGCGTTGAGTATGCTTTGTTTGCGTGGCGCAAGTGCCGTGATACGGCATTAGTACCGCAAGATATATTTGTGACTGACCGCAGAAAAACGCTGATGATTAATAGCGGTGGTTATATTGATTGTGGCACTGATAGCTCACTATTGATTGATGACGGCTTAACGATGGAATGGTACGGCGCAGTAACTAACATTGACACAGTTCAATTTGCAGAAAGTGCAACCCCTGATACTGATGCAGGCAACCAAGATAAAATTATTCCCTTAATATTTCGGAGTGGTGGCGTTGACGATGCAAACGGCAATGTAAGTTTTGGCATGGCGATTACAGCCCCGCCCACATCAACAGATGTTTGGACAAAGCCTGTCTTAATGATATGCACACACGACAATTGGAGAATGCTCAAAACAAATAGTGGCAACCTTGACCAAAACCCTAACAATACAGGCTACATCATTGAGGCGGGTACGCTTGTTCATGTTGTTGCTACTCATGCAGGCAAGGGCGTTTGGAATGTGTATGTAAATGCTGAGAATGTCAAAGAGCGTAAGCGCGACTTGCAGGCTTCCATAGGTCGTCCTAATGTCAAAGGATATGCAGGGCATCGCACCATGATTTTAGCAAGACAGCGCGACACCATAGCTAACACAAACGGCGGTGCATTCAAGTTTGCCGCTATTTACAAGCGAGCATTAACGCCTAGCGAAGTGCGTCAAAACTATCTAGCAATATTTGGCGAGGCTGAACGAGTGACAAGCGGGCTTGCTGAAATGTGGGATGCGGAAAAAGTGACGGGTAACGTATTGCCAGCCAGCGTCAACCCTGCAAACAACGGTACTATCGTAAGTGGATTTATAGAGCCTTAACCCTACACGCCCCGCACCATATTCGGCGCGGGGTTTTCGGTTTGCCCCCCTGAGCAATCTAACAGTCTGTTAAGTGACTGTGCCATCCTCTACCCAAAAGCTCTTGATGCCTGCTATTTCGGGTTTAGACTTGAGTGTGCCAAACAAGATAAACTGCGTGCCTTTGCTAAGTTGCAAGCACCATTTCAACAGCTTGGCACGGTTGCCAATACTCAGCACATCAATACGGTCTAGCACTACCAAGCCTAAGCCTGCCATGTTGGACAGTGCCTCGCATATCATGGCTTGAACAATCCAGCGTTGTGACTCTGAGCATAAGCCATACAGCCTATTGTCCAGCGTGATAGCCATATCGTGACGGATTTGCACCAAGCCTAAACCGCTAATCTCTGCCGAATGTTGCAAGCGTTTATTAATGGGCGCAAGTGCATCGGCAATCAGTTCAGCCATGATGCCGCTAGGTGATAGCAACTCTTTCAGCTTTGCCCACTTCTTGATGAAGTCGTGAAACTGTGCCGCCTCTTGGGTCTTGCTGTCTGCTTCTGCTCGCGCTTTCTCAAGTGCCTGAGCCGCTTCATCAGCGATTTTCAAGTCGCCTGATACCACGACCTTAGTGCGCTCTAAAAACTCAAGCGTACCGCGCTCTGAGGCAAACATTTTTTTTGCTTCCTCTAGTGCCGCCTCGTCATGCTTGTGTTCGTGTTGGCAATTCTCACAAGTGTAGTCTAGTGAATGCTTGAGGACGTTGAGCCGTGCATTGTCAATGTCAGACTGTTTAGCGAGTATTTTGCCTTCCAAGTCATTGAGTTCAGATGCCAGCCTTGCATATTCTTTTGCCTGTTTAGATAGGCTTTCCACATCGGCGTTATACTCCCATGTCTCAGCTTTCTCGCTTCCGTAGGTTTCACCTGTAACCGCCTTCCATTTGGCTCTGAAATTTTTAAGCTGTTGCTCGGCTTCACTTTCTGCCGCCTCAAAGCTGTCACGCAATAACGGCAATACAGCCTCAACAATCGTTGCGTCTGCGCCTAGTTCACCCATGCGCTTCACAATCTTTTCAGTGTTGAATATCTGCGGGTTAGCGTCAAATATCACCTTCCTCATTTGCGAGTCATCCAAGCCCATAAAACGCTCTTGGTCTAGCACCATCTTAACCATTTCACTATCACAGTTTGGAATGGTTGCCTTGCCTGTTAAGGGGATGCTCACAACGTTAAACGTGCCATCGTCATAGAATGATGTTAGCTCTGCCTTCTTTGAGCCTTCACGGACGAGCAAACCATACTCGCCCTTGAGCTTTACACGGGCAACCTCGCCCGATGTAGTGATGCGCAAGGCTTGCTGAATACTGGACTTGCCAGCCCAATTGTCACCCGCGATAATGTTCACTTGCTCAAACTCTAGGCTTGCGTTGCGAACGCCTAGAAAGCTCTCGATGTTTAGTTTGAGAATATTCATAGTCTTACCGCCTGTGCTAACTCGATTTGGGCTTGTAACAGGCGTGCGATGCGTGTGTGTAACATATCAAGACGCATAGCCAGTGGCGGCATACCTTCGGGCGTTGGGCGCACATCTACCATGCTTTCGTCAATAAAGTTATTTTCTCCGTGTGCTGGTAACACGACACCAACAGCCGCTACAACCGCGTTGTGTGCTGACAACAATTCATTTACAGACTGTTCAATGCCTTCTAAGACTTCTGTGACCCTACAGTTTGGGTTGGTAAATGGAGTACCTGTTTTACGTCCTGCCTCTACCACTTCACCGATTGCAAAGCCGCCTCTATCACCAGCGTTAAAGCTCTTGGTTGACTTTGCCTGATTTAAACCGCCTTGCGCGTCTGTATGATTCATATTCATTTTTTGTACCCTTTCGTTTTAATATAAATTTCGTACTGCTTTACATGCGCGTCAAAAAAGATGTTCTCTAAATAACGCGCATAATCTTGTTGCCAGCCTTGAGGCATACGGAAACAGTCAACAGTGTCGCCGCGTAAATTGACAACGACCTGTTCAACTGTTACCTGTCTACTCAAGCCCATCTATCCCGCCAGCATTTGCCTCAGCCATTTCACGGTTGAAGTCATCAACCATGTTATTTTTCGGGGCTTGCTGTTGTTGCGGTTGCTCGATTACAGGTTGTTGCCCTTGTGGTTCTGCTTGTTGCTCAGGCTCAGGCGCAACGTAGGTGTATTCGCCCTTTATTGCATCGTCCAGCGTAAAGCCTTGTGACTGTCCAGCGCTCGCCGCATGGTCTAGCTGTTCAATGGTGTTGAGTTCCACCGATTTCGGCATGTATTTCAGCACTTGCAAGAGTGCAATCTTGCGCCCGTACATTTCAAAGTTCTCGTAGCTGTAGTGACGTTTGCCTACCTTGTTGTAGCGGTCACGGTGCGCTTCTACGCGCTTTACAGTCCAAACCTCGATAATGGAATGCTCTGAGCCTTTGATTTTGCCTACTGCGTACAGATGGGTCAGCTTGCCAATGCCGTGCATATCGCCTGCTTTATGCTTAATCCATTGTTCACTGCCCATGCCATAGTCAAAGTCATCGCCTTCATACACTGCGCCTGTCCATACTGCCGCACGCCCCGAACGTGATACCAAGTCAGCCAAGCCCTGCCAGCCTGCAATAAACTGGCACTGCTTACCGTAAGGCACTAGATAAGCCTGCCCTTGAATGCCAATCTCTAAGCCAAGCTGTGATGACATGATGACGGCGGCGAACACTGATTTAGGGTCACAGTTACCGAGTGCAGGGTTTTGACGGAAGGCTGTCAAAGCGATGCGCGTCATGCGGTCAGCGTCCATGTGCTTAGGAAGGGCGCGAGCAATCTCAGGCATGAAAGCCTTGAGCATTGCGGGGAAGTCTTTAGGCTCTTGCCGTTGTGTGGCGGCTGTACCGCGCATTTGTGAAATATCTGTTGCCATTGGTTTTACTCCTAAAATGTAAACACTACGTTTACTTGGTTGATAAAAATTTACCGTGATTATTCTTAGAGAATGCAACATACGCTTGATGCGCATCTTCGGCTGTCGCAAAGTAGCCCAAATGTTTTTTTACTCCATCAAGCATCGCTTGGGCTCTAAATTTATTGTTAGAGCTAACAAAAAATACGCCTTTAAAGCCACATTTGTTGCTAACTCTAATACCTGAATTTAAAGAGTTTTGAGAGCGCGTAGCATTTCGTAAATTTGAAAATTTGTTGTTATCCCTTACTTGGTCTTTATGGTCTATTAAGCCAGTAGGCGATTCTCCTGTAACATAAAGCCATGCAAGCCTGTGGGCTTGATATTGCCTTCCGTTAATTGCAATAACTATGTAGCCTGTATGATGTTTAAACCCAGCATCATCGCCAGCTTTTCTTACCCTGCTATCAACCAGCCAAGTAAAAACACCAGTTTCTAGGTTGTAGTGTAATCTTTGCTTGAGTTCGTCTTGAGAAATCATTGTTCAATCCTTAAATTTACACTTATGGAAACGTGGACAGTATTTGTCTGAGCAAAGGCTACTTTTTGGATTGGGAGGATACATGCCAGCCTTGATGTACATCGCCGCGTACTCAAGTAAGCCTTTGTTCTCTGCGTCACCCACAAGCTGTTTGCGTGCATCGTAGATAATGCCCGTGCCAATTGTTGCGTCCGTGGTGGTCTGCATACCGATAATCATTGCAGGCTCAGTCACCAATGCACCTGTCGTATGCTCATAAAGCAACTCATAGATGCCAATCTGTGGGGCGTGTCCTTTAGTAACAGCCTGTCGCGTATCTTTGTCAACGCTTCTGCGCCCCGATTTCACATCAGATATGCCTACGCCGCCGCCTGTGCCGATGGATGCTCTAGCCCTGTCCATCGTGCCAGTTAAGCGAATAACAGTTTTTTCAACCACAATGTCAAAGGGCTTGGTTTCCATCTCTACGCCCACATAATTGAACAACGGGCTGACTTGTCGGCAATACTTGTCTGTGAGTTTTAAGCCAATAAGTTCGGCTGTCTTGTAGGTTATGTCGGCATAACGCCAATCAACTGAGTCGTCCGACTTGAGCGCATCAACAAACGTGTCTGTGGCTTCCGATATGCTTGCGTCACCGCCTAGCATTTTGGCTGTGTCATACACGGCTGTTGCCGCATGTATCGCTGTGCCTAGAAGGGCTGGCGCACTGTTCTTGCCGCGCATACCTAATAACTGTTTAGCCTCAAACCTGTGAGGACAGTCAAACAAGTCGCTCAATGAGCTTGCTCTAATTACTGTTACGTCTTGCGTCATGGCGCATCCTTAAATGTAGCGATGTGTGATAAGAATGGGTGCATACAAGCAAATTTTCTCTACTGTTATTTTGCTTGTCACAGTCAATGTGATGAACAACCTCGTTGTCGGGATGCCCTTGCCCAAAGTATTTAAGTTTTCTGCCTAGCATTTCCTCAGCGATTAATATGTGTTCATATTGACGTTCGCGCACGCCAACATTTACAACAACATAGCCACTATTTTTAATTGATTTTTTACCCAAGCTATTAAGGTGTTTTTTATATCCTTCGGCTTTGAGGTTATGCCCTTTCAAATAATCTAACGGCACGCCCTTAACCCATCCCTTGCTTTTGTCGTTGTGGTTTGGCACTTTAGTTTGTGCGCCGCAACCGCATTTGCAAATTGCCTGTGTCATAGACCTATTGCCTTTCTTGGATTGATGAACGTGCCGACCTTGTGCGGGTTGTTGCTTAGTAAGGTGGCGTGTTTGAATGTGCTGTTGCGTGACAGAACGCCTTGCTTCATTCCTTCCGACCAAATGCCAGCAGGCAAAATGTCCATGACTCGATACCTTGCCCGACCTGTTAGCGGATTGTCTTTTGAGTGCCGCTTGATTAAGACTAAATACATTAGATGCCCCTAATTATTTAAGATGTAAACATCATTATATGTAAACATCACGTTTACATCAACATATTTTCACTGCCTAGCAAATTCTCAGCAGTTATATATTTGCCATCTACGATTTTACTGCTTCGTAGACATGTAAACAGTCCGTTTAACAGTCTGTAACCCGTTGATTTTATGAGATTTGCCACAAAGTAGACGTGACTTTTAATCCGTTTGTCGTGGGTTCGAAACCCGCACACCCTACCAATAACCATGCGGGTTGTAGCGATGTAGTGATGAAATATCATGTTTACAACCTAGCAAATTCTCAGCAAGCAATCTGCTGACTTGTAAACGTATCGCTTGCTTCCCGTGTAATCGGGGGCAAGCTGATATTGCTTGCATGACTCGCTAAATGTGACTGTCCAAGATGCGCGTATTTCAAAACCATCGCTAAACTTTTCCAGCCGCCGAGCTTCATCAACACCTCAACAGGGGTTTCATTCATGATGTGCCATGTTGCCCATGTGTGGCGCAAGTCGTGCCATCTAAAACCTTCGGGAATGCCTGTGCGTTTTAGTGCAGACTTCCAGCTACGCCCTGCGGGATAGCCATAAGGTCTACCTTCACCATCAGCGAACACATACAGGCATTTGTTCTTGCGCTTCTCAAGCTGTGCTTTGAGAACATCGAGCGCGTCTTGGTTGAGCGGTATGCTGTGGTCAGCCTTACCCTTCATTTCATCCGACCATGCCCAAGCAACCTTTCTGTCAATGTCTACGTTAGCCCATTGCAATTGCACTACGTTGTCTTGCCGTAGTCCTGTAGCCAGCGCAAACCTAGCCATTACCGACAAGTGTTCGGGCAATTCGCGCAATAGCGCAACAGCCTGTTCGGGCGTGAGATATGACACACGCTCTTTTATTTCCTTGAGCTTTTGCACGGGCGGTACTGTGCTAATCCAGCCTTTTCCGTGTGCAAGTGCCATCATGCTGTGTATGAGTGCCGCATATCGGTTGATGGTTGCATTTGCAAGCGGTTTCACGCGCTTTTCACCATCGTTGAGTGTCTTGATATTGCCTTCTGCACGTTTCGCCTTTAGAACGTCTGCAATGAACGTGCTATCAATGTCCTCTAACAGCATCAAGCCGTTGTTGAAGTGCGGATTAAGCCAGCGCAATTTATCTTTGTCGTCATCTAATGAACGCTTGCCGTTAGCACCTTTCTCTAACAGCCATTCGGTTGTTAAGTCGTGCCACGTCATCTTGGGTTTTTCGCCTAGCGCGTCCTGCCGCCAAGCGTCATGCTTCATTTTGTCCTCAAGTTCCTGCGCGTGCTTCTTAACTGTTGTGTTTGAGCTTCTTTGATAGCGTTTTCCGCCAATAGAAAACGCGATTTGCCAAATACCACTTTTTGGGTCTTGTCTGAGTGCCATGATGTGTTTGCCCTTTCGTCATCAATTATTTTAACGGGCGAGTGTTCACCGCCCAACCAATCTAGCAATGCTAGTTTATTAAATCGCCATTCTTTACCTATCTTTTTTGCTGGTATTAATCCTTCTTTTGCCAGCCCCCTTACTGTAACAGGGTGCATACGCAAAAGCTCTGCCGCTTCTAGGGCATTCAATACAATTTCCAAACCTGTCATTCATTCTGCCCCTGATTAATTAATATGTCAATAACAACATTACATAAACGGATTGAATTATCAATATATATGATTACAATTTTATGACAAATATATGGTATTAGCCCGATATAACTATTCTCATTATGTAAACATTGTGTATAATTGTAAATCCCTGCATTACAAAATGATTATTACAAAGAGAGAGAGGTATATGATGGCGCACCAAACCAAGCAATACCCTGTTGATAGTGTCGTGGAAAGAGCTATCACTCATTGCGGCGGCAAACCAAACGATTTAATTTTTAGGATATTCTCAGCAACAGGTGAAAAGCCTACACGCCAAGCACTAAACCGATGGCGCAACCGATGCGCGTTTTCACGCGAAATGCTGATGCCAGTGCATAAGATTACCCGCATACCGATGGCTGAATTAATCTATGCCATGAACAACCCCCGCGATGTTGCAAAAGAATCAAAGCAGTTACAAAAAAAAGATGACAACATCTGAACGTATGTTTATGATTAGTGCTTGTTCGGCTGTCAATAAAATTGGTGTTTTCGGAAATGCCCTTTCGTCATCAATGACAGCCGAGCAACCCACTCATTATGACGACTCCAAAATTACACTATGTTCGGTCTGATGTTTACCTAGTTCATGAGGACTATGTTGCAATCACGCCTATCAAACCTAATGCCAAAATTGTAAACAACATGATTACATTGGACACAGACGGTACGCTGACTGTGAGGGCACGCTTTGATTTTTCTGCCAGCTTCCCCGCGATTAATACCCCCGATGCGATACGCGCCGCGTGCGAGCATGATGCGTTTTACATGCTGATGAAATTGGGATTGTTGAGCCGTGACTACCGTGAGGCAATTGATTACTTCTTTTACAACAGACTGTTAGAGGACGGTATGCCTGCGTTTAGGGCGTTGTATTGGTGGAAAACTGTTAGAGTTGGCGGCGAGATTGCTTTGAACAGCCCCGCCCCCGAAGTTAGAACAGCCCCCCAACCTTACCAGCCTGTGCAACGTTCTGTTCACTTCCCTTACTTGCCTGTTAATCAATAAACTTTATTAAAGCGACTGGCACAGACTCAACTTGCCCGTCTGAAAACTCCACAATGGCTACGCTGAAACTTGCAAAGCCTGTTTCGCCTTCTTCCGTTTCCAGCCCCCATTCATGAAATAACGCTTCGCCTGTTGGCACTTTTATCAATGCGCGTCTTTGCCCATCATCGCTAGTCATCATGGCTCTAACGTACTTACTTACAACAACCCGCCTCATGTCTTTACCCCTAGCAATGCCTTTTGCGCCTGTATCGGCGCTTCGTTCATTTCCTTGATGCACTCAGCATCGTAGAAGCTCCCGCTGTGATTGACTTTTTTCATCATCAATTCGTGCATCGCCAGCATACGGGTGAGGGCGGCTGTTAGCTCCGTTGGGGTGGGCGCATACCCAAAAGCATGACCGCAAGGCAAGTCTGTACCTAGCCGCTTCTTGTCTTGAATGTCGAAAACAAGGTGCAGTCTTGCGTCAACAGCGTCACAGCTAAACAGTTCCCACTTGTTCGGGTCGCTTTGGTATAGCGCGTTTGCTTCTTCTTCGCTAAATCGCTTTGCGCCGTTGATGTAACAGGTATATCCAGCGTCACCATTTGCCCAAAATGACGGCGCGTTGCCTGTGAATGTGCCCTTGCGGTGAACATAAAATTCTTGGTTTTGTTCGCTCATGACGCGCTCGCCTTCTCAATAACAGCCTGTGCCGCCTCTTGGTTGTGTATCTCCGTCAGTCCTTTTCTAACAAACTCGGTATGTTCATCGCCTGTAAGTGCTCGCAATTCCTCACGGTTGTCACGCAACCATTGCGCTTGCTTGCCTACACCATGATTTAACAGCCAGCTATTGCGTCCGTCATGGTTGATGGGTAGCTGTAATATCAAGCCTTCTGCCCATTTCAACTCTTTGCCAATGGTTACGTCTGACATACCCGTGCCGACTGTTCGCAATGGGTTCTTGTGTGTGAGCCTGTCAAAGCCTGAGTTATGCTGTGCAACAGCGCGTGTTATTTGCGCCATGTGGTAGCCATCGCTTGCACTTGTAAAGCAATAGTGCTGAATGGTTTTTATCAAGTCCTCGTAGTAGGCGGCGACTTCCTCAACAGTCTGTTTGCGGTCATCATCGCAGTAGTTAAGCACCTCTTTGACTTCCTTCTGCGCCTCACGAATATCGCGGAAGTAAAAGAAACAGTCCTCACCATTGTTGACTAGCCTGCCAATGTGTTTTAACGGCTCATTCACGCCGTTTTCGTGCGCCTTTGATGGCACAGCATCACAAATAATCATCGCCTTTTCTAGCGCGTTGTTTGCTTTCTCAAGTAAATTTCTCAAGTCTTGGTCGTTGGTGTTCATGGTAGCCTCACTGGTTTGATTGTTTTACCTGTTATTGTGCATTTCCTCTTGTCTGCCTCAACAAGTAGGTTTAATTGTTTAAGGTCATGCACGCGCCCCGATACTGCATTGATTTCGTAGCCTGTGATTTTTTGTATCTCGCGCAAGCTGTAGTCGCGCCCTTGCTGTAGGTGAGAAAGTATCACCTCAGACTGTTTGCTTTGCGTGCCGCTTGATTTAAGCCCATCGTATGCCTCAAGGCTTGTGTCCTGTATGTTAGTTTTCATGGTTGCCCTTTCGTTGGTTGGTTAAAGTGTGGAATATCCACAAGGCTGAACACTGGCTTATTTCTAGCTTTCCCCTGTTGTCATGCACAAGTTCTACTAGCTAGTTTTGCAGTTTGTTCCCTATTCCCCAATGTTCAGCCTTGTGGTGGCTGTCTTTCCAGCCTGTCACACCCTGTTAAAGTTCGCGGCAAACCTCTACGCCGTTAATTACTTCCGTTGCGTCATAGGTTTTGTAATTGACAATCTTTCGCTTACCGTCACCCATCAAGTCAATCACCTCAAACTCAAGCACAGTGCATTTGTTCGGGCTGATAGTGGTCGGGTTGATATAGATGCGATGCTTGCCTATTAGGCTTTCAACCTTCGGACAATCCTTCGGCGGCTCAACAGGCGGGGTAGGGTCGGGCGGTGGGGTCTGTCCACACTCTGCCGCATAACTCACCTTGTAATAACCCTGCCCACTGGACGTTTCAGACTTGAACAGTTTGTAAAGCCCTTCGTTCTTGGTCTTGAAGGTCGCGCTTGGTCGCACGATAGGGTCTTGTGTCGTGCAAATGGTGTCGGGCTTAACCTCTGCGTAGCGTTTAGCCTTCGCATCGCTCTCATACTGGACGTATGCCGCGTTGTCTGCTTTCCAAGAGGGCGGCGGGGTCTTTTCGTCTATCAATTCCCATGCGCTTGCGCTCATGCTCATGGCTAACAGTCCTGCAAATAACAATAGTGCTTTTTTCATGCTAGTTACTCCTGTGGTTGGTTGGTGGTTGGGTTAAAGGTCTACTGTGCATTCAGCAGGGTAGGTGTGTTTGTTCCCGCCTCTGTCTTTCAGCGTGTAAGTGCATGGCACGGTCTTGGTTATCTTGGGTTCGGGCGTTGGTATCTCGCTCGCCTCAAGCATTAAGTTGAATGTCGCTACTGCGCCGAACACTGCAAACGCGCGGATTACCATGTCTAAAACTGTTCTCTTGGGTCTAATCTCGTAAGCTCTCATGGTTTAATTACCTCGTCTAATACCTCTTGTTTAATTGCCTGCCCGCAACATGGGCAAGCCCCTAGTTTTAATGCGTTGTTGCGTATGCGTTTCACGGCAAAGCCGACACGTTGCTTGCTTATGTCGTGCAACAAAGCCGCATGGCTTGGCACTACGCCGTTTATTAGCACGTCACGCGCCGCGTTTAATGCCGCGCCTTTCATGCGACTACGCGACACAACAGCCTCAAAAACTTCCTTGCTTAATCTAAAAACTGTTTTCATTGCCTTGCGCCTTTGGTTGATAAAATTTAAGCCGTAGATGCGCCATCTTTCGCAAGCACAAGTCCACGGTCACTGATATTTTTGCTTGCAATATCACGCGCTCTAAATATCGGATTGCAACAACAGACTGTTCAGCCGTTTGTACACTGTTAGCCACGGCGATTGCTTTCTTGCCAAGGGCAAGCTCTCGCCTGTACATCTCCGCGTAGTCTTTGGGTACTAAAAATTGCATAATGGCTCGCTCAATTCTATGAATGTCATGGTCATCACGATTACAAAAACAACCGCCAAAAGCAGGCTGTTAAGCCTGCTGTGGTTTCTTGCCTTGGTCGCCCTAGTATTCAACATCGCCGTCACTGAGCCAGCGCACTTTCGCGTAAATCTGCGGTACTGTTAGCGTGGTTGATAGACTCGCGCCAGTTTTAGGGTCGTAGCCAATCACTAAGCCATTGCCTGCATATGGCATTTCGCCCATGTGTTCGCTCTCGAATGCAAAGAATTTTTGCCCTTCCTTAAATAGCCCATCATCGTCCACGAATAAATCGTTGCCATCGCTTACCACGCAAGCGACTGTAAACAGACTGCATTCAAGCAAGCCGTACATATCAGCCATGTGCTGGTCTTGCTGTGCTAGTGTGCCGCCGCCTGCTGTGATTTGGTGTTCGGTCACAGTCTGTGTGCTTGGGTTAATTAAAATTACTTTCTGTTTTGGGTAGTTCATGAGTTTTGCCCTCTCGGTTTAAAAAATTTAATGCTTGGTTGCTGAGGCTTTGGCTTTAGCAATTGCATCACTTGCCATGCGTCCTGCGTTTTTAATTGCCTCGCCTTGCTCTACGCCAATTTGTATTACTAAATTGGCTATTGCTGGTGATATGGTGTAAACAGGCACATCAATATCGCCATCTGTTGCCAGTGCCATAAATGCGATGGTTGCTATGCCGCTTGGTTTGTGCGTACCCTTAACAATAACCGCGTTATCTGTTTGGATTATTTCGCCCTCAATGCTTTTGGGTGTGCATTCCTTCATGAGTGTTGCAAGTTTTAACGCAACGCCAATGTTTGGCACTGTTCCTGCCAGTTTTAACTCTAGTAAATCGCTATCCATTTTCTCGCCCTTTCTCTCTGATTAAAACAACGTGTTTACAAGTGCCATAATTGCATACATGGTTTCACTTGTAAACACATTAAATACATTTGTCACAAAAATTTCATCAATTCGCGTATGAAAAGCGCACCGAACACTAGGCAAGCTGTGACAAGTGCGCCCACGTCAAAAATGTATGCCTTCCTGTATGCAGTGCGGCTCATGTTTTTAGTTATCACAATGCACCGCCTCATTAATAAAAGTCAACGTGTCGCTTATTTGTTCCTCAATACTTTTAATGTTTGTCAGTGCTTCAATTAAATAATTTTCAGCCTCACTATTGTTTTTTTCGCTATCAATCAGCGATTTAATAAGGTCAAGTAAGTCGCCTGCTGTTGTGAGATGAAACCTTGCCGCGTCAACCTCTGAATACGCTTTTGCTATCGCCCTTTTTTTTCTTTCGTCCATTTTCTCGCCCTTTCGTTTAGTTGTTGGCATTCTCGCCCGTGTGCGCCCTCTGTGAAGGCGTACACAGTCAAGTCATGCCGCCTCTTGGTCTAGCTTGTCTAATTGCCTAACCAATTTTAAAAGCCATTTTTCTGCCGCGTCTTGGCTTCGTGGTGCGCATAAAATCTCGTTCTCTTGGGCTATATATCCATCAAAGTTATAGCCCGAACTGGCTTGGCTTTCGTGCATTACTGCGCCGTATCTGTGCCCAAATAAGCGAAAGAATGCAGGGTGCGCCGCGCTTGATAGTGTTGAAATATCCATCGGCGCGTCATAGTCTTTTGCTGTTACTTTAACCCTAAAATATTGGTTGCCCATTCGCCCTTGGAATGCGATTTTAACCGCGACTGTATAACCCGCCTCGCTGAGTAAGTCTGCGGCTTTCACTGCCGCCGCGCCTGTCCAAAATAAATCATCCGCGTCATCGCCGCCGCTCAAAATGCTATCTGTCACGATGCAAATGTGGCGCGTTCCGTTTTTCTCGGCTTTTTTCATGTAGTGCCAAGCTGTGTCAAGGTTGCCACTCCACACGCGCGTCATATCTACACTGTCGCCCATCTCACCACGCGCACGGCTACGCTTGAAGCTCTGCGGCTTGCGCTGTGGGCTGATTGTTTTAAGTGCGCTGTTTATACGCTCTACGCCTTTTGTCCAGCCTTCGCGCATGGTGCGCTCTACTTGTTGCATCGTTTGCGGCTCTGTTAAGCCCAGCCATTCGTAACTGTTGTAACCGTTGCCAGTGGGTGCGGCTTCCCATTTGTCTGCAAACTGTTGGTTTTCCTCGCGCATCACTGCGCCTGTTGAGATACGCAAAAATTCGTCCACGCTTTCAATCTCGGTGTATTGGTTTTTTTTGTCGGTCATGATTATTCGCCTACTTTCGCCAGTTCGTCTTTAGTCCATCCAGCTAACAAGTCCTTTTTAATCTCTTTGGCTGGTAAGCCTGCAAAGCGTGCCGCTTGCGCCTTTTGGAATGCTCTAGTACTAATCACGCGGCGCATTCTGTTTGCTGTTACCTTCTCGCGCACATTGATTAGCCATTGGTGAAGCTCTGCAACGTCTGCGGCGGCTTTCTCGGCTGTGTCGTTCTGCACTGGTTGCCATGCCTTTTGCGCTGGTGCGTTGATGCCCATAATTTGCGCTTCTAACAGACTGTTATAGTCAATATGCACGATATAAAAGCGGTCTAGTGTCGCGCCGTCCAATTGGTTGCGCCCTGCATAAATCATATCTGCGCCAGTGCCGAAAGTGTTAGCGGTTGCCATGATGTGCATATTGTCGCCGCGTTTTACTTCGGGATTGTTGAGGCGCATCGGGACGTGTGTGTGTCCGTTGGCTAAGGCTGTATTAGCAACAAGTAAAAAATTAGGGTCTGCCGCGTCCATCTCGTCAAACAGGAACAGACTGTTCCCTGCTTCGTACATCTTGATAAATGGGGCGGGGTTATATTCAAACGTTCCGTTTGCGCCAGTAGGTAACAGCCAGCCTAATAACTGGCTTTCGCTTGCGCCTGCCGTGCAGTTTATCGCGCCAAATTTAACGCCTAGTGCCAGTGCTACTTGTTCGGCAAGTTTGGTTTTTCCTGCGCCTGCCGCGCCAGTTAAAAGCACGTTCACGCCTGCGGCGGTCAATCTCAAAACCTTTTCAAATAGCGGGTGTGTGATGCCTTCAAGCTGTACGGCTTCGCGCCCTTGCTGATTAATTACAATCTCGCGCGGTGCTACGTTTGCCAGTTCTGCTCTGATGATTTCGCGCACTGCTTCCGCGTCAATCGGTGCGTTGTTGTTCTGTGGGATAAACGCTTGCAAAGCCTGTGCAAGCTGTGCGGCGGCTGTTGTTGGGTCTGCGGCTGGTATTGGCTTTGCAAATAGGTTTACAGGCTTCGCGCCGTTGTTCTCTGCTATGGCTTGCACTGCCTCTAGCACTTGGTCACGGTCAAAACCTTCTGATAACAGTTTGATATAGTCGGCTTTGCTGGTGCGTCCAGTGTCGCCAACTTTTCCATCGTTTACGCGGCGCATTACTTCGATTAGTGCGTCTTTGCTTAGGTCGTTTAATTGCATGATTATTTACTGCCTTTCATGTTGTCGGTTGCTTCGCATTCTGTATCGGTCATGCACTGCATAACGGCGTGATGTTTTGCGCGTTGTTGCATGGCTGTGTTGAACATCTCTAGCGCGCCATAGATGGTTAAGAGTGTGAAAACTGCTATTACTGGAAGTGTGTATTTCATGATGTTTCGCCCTTTCGTTATCGGTTGAAATAACCGCATGTAAGCCCTCGCTAGAAGGCGTACAAACTGTTATTAAGGTCTTTCGCCTTTGGCTAGTGATATGCCCTTAAGCATTGCACGCATATATTGATACAGTTCGCGTTTGGTCAATAGCGGTGACACGTCCACACTGCCGCCGTTTGCCTCTAGGCGCACACTTCCACAAGTGCGACCAATAAAAAGCGTTGTGTTGTTTGTTTGCTTGATAACCTCAGCCAATAGAATTTCTAAATCGTTATTTGTTACTTTGTCCATAATGCGCCCTTTCGTTGTTGAATATGTAAACAGCCTGTTTACTGCTGTCTGTTGCTGTGTTGCTAAGTGCATTATATCAAATGTAAACACATTGAGAACATACAAAACTGTTATTTTGTGTGAATTATTTATGACAAATGTAAACAGACTGTTTTAATGCTTGGTTGTCACAGTCTTAAACAGTTTGTTATATTTCAATCGTTAATAAATCGAAAGGGTTAAAACAATGAATAAATCAATAGCGGCGCGGGTTAGGCTAATGAGAGGTGAAAGCGAGAAGCCTAAAAAAGATAATGTAAATAGTGCGGCAAGAAAAGCATTAAATGAAGCCATAAAACCCAATAAAAACAATGAGATAACACGCAAAAAGATAGCAAAAGGCGGGGTTAAACAGTTTCAAAAAGCACTTGTAGGCGTTTCACAACTTGAGTTAAAAATTGAAAATATACAGGCTGTTAAGAAAAATTCGGCAATGGGAATATTCGTTAATGCTAGTGAAGAAGTTGCTAAAAGGCTTGTAAACCTAGCGTTAGGACAAAATGGCTTTCATGATGCGCCAGCCAGCGTGCAACGCTTGGCAATGGTTGACGTGTTGACCTATGCAGGGATTAGCGCGGAACAGGCAGAGAAACAAGCCAAGGACGTTAAGGATATGACGAGAGAAGAACTCGAACAATTTTTGAGGGCGACTGCGTCCATAGTTGAGAAAGTAAACAGCGAACAGCCTGTGATTGTAGAGGGCGAAACCATAGCAACGGACAGCATAATAGACCAGTTGCGCTAATAATCTGCTGGACTACATACCCACATAAGCCCAAATACCGCATGAATACAGGCTTGCAAGCCCACGCATAACGGATTACAAAGCCGTTAGGCGCGTTATTTGATACCCACCAAGGCTAGGATATAGCCAAATTGCCGTGATTTGTGGTGTTTTGTGTGTGTTGTGGGTATGTGATGAACGCACCGCGACCCCATGCCAACGACCACAGCGAACCAGCCCGCGCCATGCCATGCCCATGCCCGTACCCCGTGGGTGGGGGGTGTAAATTTTTACGCCAAATCTATCTAAGGCTCACTTCCAAAATTTCCCCCCAATAAACCATTTTATGTAATTCTATGTAATAAAACTCTTTACATCCCACAATGATTATGTAAACATGGCATTTCAATAACTCAAAACGAAAGGACAGAAATGCAGAAGTCATGCCCACAACGATTAGCCGACAAATATGGCAATCCATCTGAGGCGGCTCGTAAGCTCGTAGTAGACCGTCAGACCGTTTATACATGGGTCAATCAGGGTTACATACCGAGTCGTCATGCGCTTGATGTAGAGGCACTTACACAAGGCGAAATTACCATCCGCGAAATTCTTGAAGAAGAAAAGGCTAAGAACCCCGTCAAGATTAAAGCTAGAAAGGTTGAATAAAAATGCACATATCACATCAGGCTTATACCGAGATTAAGGTAAATGAAAACGGGTTTTTAGAAATAAACCAACAAGATGATTTGGGTGGTGATAATAGTATTGTTTTAATCAGCTATAACAATCGCCTAGAGTTTTTGGAATTGGTAAAAAAAGCTGTTGAAGAATGGGAATAGCCCTATGCACTACTACCAATTCAACATATCAGACTACAGGAAAGACACGGCTCACCTGAGTTTGTTAGAACATGGGGTATACAGGCAAATGCTTGATATGTACTACATGAACGAGCAACCATTGCCGTTAGATGATGAATATTTACAGCGAGTGTTATGCGTTCGTAATACGGACGAAATACGAGCGTATACGAACGTATTACGCGACTTCTTTGAACGTACTGAAAATGGGTATATTCATAGCAGATGTGACCGTGATTTGGCACGTTTGTATGATAAAAGTGATAAGGCTAGGGCATCAGTTGAGGCTCGTTGGGCTAAGGTTAGAGCTAAACAAAACAATGACTTACATACGGACGTATCGGGAACGTATAACGAACGTAATACGAACGCTATACTACCTAATAACCTAATAACCCATAGACCTATAACAAAACCTAAAGTCAAAACCACTGTCGAGTTAGCTTCGCAAACTCAACCGAGCGAAGAAAAAAAATCTGACGATGTTGAAAAACCTGTTTCTAAAAACCAGCAATTAGCCAATGAGATTTTTGAGCATTGGAAAACTGTGATGAACCATCCAAGGTCAGTGCTTGGTGACAAGACCAGCAAATTAATTTCTGCAAGGCTGAAAGAGGGCTTTACCGTGGACATGATGAAACAGGCGATTGATGGTTGTAGCAAAACACCGCACAACATGGGGCAGAATGACCGCAATACCCGCTATGACAGTTTGGATTTGATTTTGCGTGATAGTGGGAACGTGAACAGGTTTATTGCGAATGCAGAGAACCCGCCAGTATTTTCAAACAAGCTGACAGGGGCAGGTAATCAGACAGCACTTGCGGCAATGAAATGGTTGGAGAGTGACAGTAACGATTTTGATAGTCACGAAAATTTAACCGAAAAAGAAGTTTTTGAGTCAAAAGACGTGTGATATATTTTTTTAAAACCGATATTTTTGAAAGGGCAATTTCATCATGACGATTTACTTAACCGCAGAATACATACGCAAGGTTTATGGCGCAACAAATGTAAACACATTGTTTACAACTTCAAGCGTAGGCAAAGCCATTGACATGAAAAGTTGGGTGGTGCTGGAAGTGTTTGAGGCACTGAACAAACTGAATGTGATGCACAAAGACGGCTGGAATGAGCGCACCAAGAGCCACTACTGGAAGCGCACAAGAGATTTTTTACAGGACGAGGGCGATGTTGTCTTGGTGGGGGTGACGTTGGGTTTTGATGATTTTGACCGATTGAATATTTTTTCCCAAATGCCTGAGTTAATTTTACAACAGGCTATCGCCAATTTGATTGCTGAGAACCGTTTAACCGCATTCTATGAGGGCAATCGTGAGTATTTAAACTATGCCGTTGTGCCGCCATTGGTTTCACTGTTACCGCAGAAAGTACCCACAAATTTAATCAAGCGCACCGTCTACAAAGACGGAAAACCAGTCCATACCGAGCATTACAACCGCAATCTTGCGTTTGAATTTGCTCATGCAAGTTGAGCTAAACGAAATTGAAATGGCACTGTGTATGTTTGTGGCTTCAATGCGAAGAATTACCAACAGGGCAATGGGCGTGAAAGACATGACTGTGAACAAAAATTTCATGGACAGTGAGCTGACAGGGGTGATAGGCGAGTTTGCCTTTGCCAAAGCGTGCAATGTGTTCCCACGGTTGATTGATAGACCGAAAAGTGGGGGTGAGGATTGCATTTATCGCCGACACCGCATTGACGTGAAAGCCACTAGAAACCCAAACAACGGGGTTTTTGTGAGCAGGAAGAACAACGACATTGACCTGTACGTTTTGACGCACGTTGAAGGCAACAAAGTGAATATTTTGGGCTGGATAGAGAGCGCGGCTGTGACGCAAGAGCGGTATTCAGTCGGTAATGGCGGCTACAGATACACGGGTAAATTAAAAACCGAAAGAATTATTGAGAAAGTAAATACATGAACAGAGCATACAGACGTGAAATTGCCCGTGACGGCAAGCGTAAAAATAACCGCAGTGCGAAAGTCCACAAAGTACCCAAGACTTTTGACAAGTTTCAACAGTTTGACGAGATTGACAGACTGTTGCAGAAGTTAGCCAATGGTGAAATCGAGTATCAGTACAACGAAGAATGGGATTGTGAGCGTCCTGTTCTCATGAGCAAGCAGGGCAATTTCTTGGACGTGCTGAGTGCGTTAGAGGGGTGGCTGATGTTGTGGCGTGAGGTGGCGATGTTGCACAAGTTCCATGACTACGATGACCGCCCATTTGTCTTGCTGGCATTCAAGTTGCGTTCGAACGTGGAATTGAGCGACATGGACGTACTAGGGGCTATCAAGGTCGCTGACAAACAGAAAACCATGTTCGATAACATTGACCGCAGTGAGCTATCGCGTATCGCCATCATGATGCAAGAGCGTTTGCGCTTGGAAGCCGAAAGCGAGTTGGCACATGGATAAGCAAACAGACGGGGCTAGATTTGCCGAAATTATGACCAGCATCGGCGAGATGTACGGCAAGCCCATTGGTGAGTTTACGCTGGACATGTGGTTTGCAGACTTGAAGGGCTACACCATTCAGCAAGTTTGGCGTGCGTTTCAGGCGCATCGCAAAGACCCAGTACAGGGTAAGTTTATGCCCAAGCCTGCGGATATAGTGCGGCACATTGACGGGTTGCCCGATGAAAAAGCTGTTCATGCTTGGGCGATGGTATACAAGGCGATTAGTCGCGTAGGCTCATGGGGTAGTGTTGAGTTTGATGACCCCGCCATACACCAAGCGATTGACACAATGGGCGGCTGGATAAAGCTATGCTCAATCACCATTGACGAATTGCCGTTTAAACAGCGTGAGTTTGAGAAGCTGTACTTGCAGGCGACCAAAAACAAAGACCCAAATGCGCCAAAGTTCTTAGCTGGCACGATTGAGATTGAAACCAACAAGCAGGGTTTGCCTGCACCACCAAGACACAAATTCATCACAGGCAATGGCGGCGACAACAGACTGTTGGGCTATAACGCAACTGCTGTAATTACAGACGAGGTAAGCCATGTACCGCATGACTGAGGAAGATTTTAAGGCGCACAACGAGCGTATTTTGAAACAGGGGCAAGAGGCTAACAAGCCAAAGCGAACAAAGCGCATTGAGAAGCCGAATTTTGGCTATCAGTACAAAAGCGAGCATGACATTCAGGTGACGTTTATTAAATTTTTAGCGTTGCTTGAATTGAAAGAGCCAGTGCTGAAATTGGGCTTTGCTGTGCCTAACGGCGGTATGCGTCATGCGGCTGTTGCTGGCAAACTGAAAGCCGAAGGTGTGAAGTCGGGCGTACCCGATTGGCATTTGCCAGTAGCACGCAAGATTTTCAAAGGACTTTGGATTGAGTTTAAATTTGGCAAGGGCAAGCTGTCCGACAATCAGGTTGAGTTCATTGCGGCATTGCGTGCAGAGGGGCATCACGTTGAAGTTTGTTACTCGGCAGAGGAAGCATTAGCACAGGTAATGCGCTACTTGGACATTGAACACAAATTTATTTTGTAAATCTAAAAAATTTTGCCATCATGTAAACAACTTGAATACATCTGACGGATGGGCGATTTATGATTAACAGCGAAAACGTGAAAGGCAAGGGTATTGGGGTGAAGTTCGACTCAACAATCAATTTAGGACACATCTTAACTTTTTTGGGATTCATAGGCACTGGGGTTGTTGTTTATCAGTCGCTTGATACCCGTGTGGTGGTGTTGGAAGAAAACCGCAAAACGCAAGAGTTGCGCGACCAAGCGCAAGACAAGACCCTTGATAACAACATGCGAGAAATTAGGGAAGTGACAGCCGAAATAAAAAAGACCCTAGAAAAACTTAGCGACAAAATTGATAGGAAGTTGCCATGACTAGCCAAAAATTAGCTGAGTGGGGCACATACCCTAATTTCCCAAAACACGAATTTGACTGTAAACACACAGGCAAAAATGAGATGAAGCACAGTTTTATGGCACGCCTGCAACGTCTGCGTGACGAGTTTGCTAAACCAATGCCGATTAGTTCGGGCTACCGCGACAAGACCCATCCAGCCGAGGCAAGAAAAGGCGGCAGTATTTCAGGCGCACACACTACAGGACGTTCGTGCGATGTGGTGGTTTCTCGCGGTGACGCTTACCGCCTGATTGAGTTGGCGATTAAGCACGGGTTTACAGGCATTGGCGTACAGCAAAAAGGCGGTGCGCGATTTATCCACTTGGACGACATGACCAGCAACGAGGGTTTTGTGCGTCCGACTGTTTGGAGTTACTAGCTATGTTTAATTTTGGTTTGAGTGAGGAAGATTGGAAGGAAATTAAAAAGCTGGCGACAGAGGCTTTTGAGTGCTTTGTTTTTATTTGTACGGTGATTTTTTTCTTTTTTTACTTCTGCGAAATACTGAAAGGCGGTTGATATGTGGCAAGCAGTGATACCAGCAATAACAACCATTTTAGACAAGATTATCCCCGATAAGGGTGCGGCTGATGAAGCCAAACTCAAGACGCTTGAGTTATTGCAAAAAGGCGAGTTAGCCGAGCTTGATGCGCAAATGCGCTTGGCTCTTGGACAGTTGGAAGTCAATAAAACCGAAGCTGGTGGCTCAGACAATTACACGAAAAGATGGCGACCAACAATCGGTTACATCATCGCGTTTGCGCTTGGCTTTCAGTACATCGTAAACCCGCTTCTATTGTGGGCAAACGTCATGTTTAACACGGGCGTTGAGCCACCTAACATTGCCTTAGACGAACACCTATGGGAATTGATTTTAGGCATGTTGGGCATGGCTGGCTGGCGCACTTTGGATAAAGTGAAAGGCAAGGCATAACCATGACACAGGCTACCCCATACAGTAAAACTGTTGACCTAACAGAGTACGCAACCGAAAACCCGCAAGCACCTTTCCCGCCTGCACTGTTAGACAGCCAGCTTGCGGCGATTGCATTGTTTAGCCAACAAATACAGCTAAACCTTGCGTTGCTACAGCGCGATGATGGCGCATTGCGTAACGGGGTAGTCACGCCCGACAGTTTGGGGTTGGCGACATTACTGCTATTGGGTGGCACAGGCTTTAATCCTCGCGGCACATGGGTAACAGCGCGTGCGTATGTTCAGCGCGATATTGTCACGCAGGGCGATGGCATTTATTTCGTGGTAAGCAACCACACATCAGGGGTGTTTGCGACTGATTTAGCCGCAGGGCGGTTAATGTTGGTCGGCACAAACTCAGCCGCCACAGGTGATGCTTCGCTTGTTGCATTTACCCCGACTGTTGGCGGCATATTGAATGCACTAACTGTTCAGGCTGTTCTTGTGCAAGCACAAGATTTTATTGTGAGTTTAAATAACGCAAACGCGGCGCGTGCTGGCGAAATAACAGCTTTAACAACAGTTGTTAATGATAACAAGACTTTAAACGAAAGCCAGCATGATGCAATTGTTGAGTCATTTCAAGAGGCAAATTTAAGACCGCCATCTGTTGTTGCCAAAATCACCAAAACATCTGCACAGTCAATCGCTAACGGGGCAACCGCAAAGATTTTATTTAACACAAGCGTTATAGGCACAGCTAGATGGAGTAATGCAAACGCCCGTTACACCATGAATGACGAGGATGTGGCTAATATTTTTGGTGCTGAGTACGTTGAAGTTAATGCTCAGGTGTTGATGGACAATACATCGGCTGTCAATAACTTCATTCTGTACATTTACAAAAATGGTACAGAAATTCATCGTGCGCCTAGACGTGAGGGTTATAGCGGCTTACCTTCCGCCATTCAAATTAGTGCAATCGTTGACCTTGCGTTTGGTGATTACATTGAAATTTTTCTTTTTAATGCCACTTCTTCAACAAGAAGCCTTGATTTAGCTGGCGCAACATACGTCACGTTTAAGAGTTTGTACAAAGACGCATAACGTGAAAGCTGAAGCTGAAAAAATCAACAGTATTGTTTATGCCGCAAAAAAGCGGCTGGCGGCTATGGACGCACGCGACAAACTGTTGTGTTACGCGCAATACATGTCGCCTGACCCGAATCACCCAAACGACCCGACTAAATCACTGTATTCGGTAAAACCTCACCACAAAATGATGGCTGAGGCTCTTGAGTCTGTTGAGCGTGGCGAGTGTTTGCGATTGGCTATTTCAATCCCGCCGCAACACGGCAAATCACAGTTAATTTCAAGACTGTTCCCGTCATGGTTTATGGGCAGACATTCCCACAAAAACCTAATGCTTGGTACATACAACCAAGACTTTGCCAATGAGTTCGGTGATGACGTGCGCAACTTCATTGAAAGCCCGTTATTCAGCGACATATTCCCGTCATCACGCCTACGCAAAGGCTCACGCGCAAAAGACCACATGGTTACTGAGCGCGGCGGCAAGCTGTCATTCTTAGGGCGTGGTGGTTCAGGTACAGGGCGACCAGCAGACGGGTTAATTGTAGATGACCCAATTAAGGACGCAAAAGAGGCTGAGTCATTAACCATTCGCAATGACGTTTGGAATTGGTTTACACAGGTTGCAAACACACGTTGCCATGCCCTGAGCTTTCAAATCATCGTGCAGACTCGTTGGCATGAGGATGACTTAATTGGACGGCTCACAGACCCTACAAACCCGCACTATGACGAAACAGTTGCCAAGCAATGGACGTACATCAATATCCCCGCGATTATGGATGACGAGAACGTTGCTAAGGCTCTTGGCAAGAAGGTTGGCGACCCGCTATGGGAAGAACGCTTCCCATTGACTTTGCTGGACACAGCACGCCGTTTAAACCCGATTGCATTTAGTGCCTTGTACATGGGCAAGCCTACGCCGCCCGAAGGTTCGTTTTACAAGATTGATATGTTGCTTGGCTACCAGCGTCATGAGCTACCGACAAACCTACGCTATTACGGCACGTTTGACTTGGCTGTTTCACCCGACAAGGACAGTGATAGCTCTGTGATTGGCAATTGGGGCTTGGATGATGAAGATACGCTTTGGCTGTTGCCTGACCTGTATTGGGAAAAGAAAACGGCTGACGAGTCTGTTGAGCAAATGATTGATTTTGCCAAGCAGTACGGTTGGTTTAGTTCATACGGTGAAAAGGGTCAGATAGACCGCATGATTAGACCGTTCTTAGATAAGCGTATGCGCGAGCGCGGCGTGTTCTTCAATATTGACAGCTTCCCCACAACAGGCAACAAGGGCGCACGCTCAATCGCTATGCGTGGGCGTATGGCGCAAGGCAAGGTGCGCTTTCCAAAGTTCGCGCCGTGGTGGGCTAGAGCGCAAGAACAGATTTTGAAATTCACAGGCTCAGGCAACGACAAGTCAGATGACTTTTGCGACATGATGGCTCTGATGGGGCAAGCATTGAGCTTGCAAATCAGCGCAGACAAGCCACAGCAAAAAATTGATGTAGTAAAGGTCGGCACGCTTAGATGGATTAAGCGGCAATCTAACCTTGAGGCAAAACAAAACCAGCAACAAGTTTACGCAAGGGGTATGTAATGGAACAGTTTATTCAACCGCCACAACAGTCTGTTGTTTATGGCGACATGACAGAGCAACAGCAAAAGCAACGTGACTTTGAAAAAGAGGTTGACCAATCACGCGCTGAGTTGGTTAAGCGCGTTGTTGGTTGCATCAAAGAAGCCAAGACGCACTTCAAATCACAGTTTGACCAAATGAAAAAAGACGCTGAGTTTGCGGCTGGCAATCAATGGGGTAAAGGTGGTAAAGATGCTTATGTTGCAAATCTGACGTTGCGCCATATTAACCAGCGTGTAGCGTCTATTTATGCCAAAAACCCTATTGCGGTAGCCAAGCGAAAAAAACGTTTGGACTTTGCAATATGGGATGGTGACGAAAACAAATTGATGGAAGCTATGGCGGCTGTTCAAATAGCTATGCAGAATCAACAAATGCCTGATGAAAATGCAATTGCGCTGTTGCAAGACGTTGAAAACGGCAAGGCTAAACGCGCCATGTTGGACAAGCTAGGAAAGACGCTTGAGATTGTATTTAAATACTCGCTGGACGAGCCTATGCCGCGCTTTAAGTCACAGGCTAAACAGTTGGTGCGCCGTGTGCTTACAACGAAAGTTGGGTTTATCAAATTAGGCTATCAGCGTGCAATGCAACAAAGCCCTGACGTGCAAAGCCAAATCCAAGACCACAGTGCCAAGATTGCACACTTGCAAATGCTTTCTGAAAAAGTAGCAGACGGCGATGTGTTTGAGCATTCCGCCGAAATGGAAGAATTAAAAATAGGTTTGCAACAGTTGCAACAAGCCCCTGAGATTATTACCCGCGAGGGCTTGGTGTTTGACTTCCCGCGCTCACATCACATTATTGTTGACCCTGATTGCACGCAGTTAAAAGGCTTTGTTGGTGCTAAGTGGGTAGCGCAAGAGTACGTCATGACCCCTGACAAGATTAAAAAAATCTATGGCGTTGACGTTGGCGATAAATTCACAGCCTATACCAAAGATGGTTACTCACCTAAGAAAAATAGCAAGGACAAATCATCTTGCTTAGTGTGGGAGTATTACGACCTTGAAGCACAAACTGTTTACACTGTTTGCGATGGCTACCATGACTTTTTACGCGATGGCAACCCCGATGTTGAGCTAGAGCAATTTCATCCGTTTTTTGTGATTACGTTTAACGACATTGAAAGTGATGAGACAATTTACCCGCCATCTGACGTTGAGTTGATGCGCCCTATGCAGATGGAACACAACCGCTCACGCGAGGGCTTGCGCGAGCATCGTGTGTCTAATACGCCTGCATATATCGGGGCTAAGGGCATTTTACAACAAGAGGATAAAACCAAGTTAGCCAGCCATGAAGTCAACGAGTTTCTTGAATTAAATATTGCTCAGGGTACAGACATTAGGACTGTGCTACAGCCTAAGCCGACTAACCCGATTGACCCCGCCGTGTATGACACTTCTCACTTGTTTGAGGACATTCAGCGCGTACAGGGAAGCCAAGAAGCTAACTTTGGCGGCACAAGTGGGGCAACAGCTACAGAGTCTAGCATTTCTGAGAACAGTCGTTTATCAAGCGTGCAATCTAACATTGATGACTTGGATGATTTCTTGAGTGACGTAGCACGCGCCGCAGGGCAGATTTTACTTAAAGAAATGAGCGAGGAAACTGTTAAGAAAATCGCAGGCGAAGGGGCTACATGGGCAACCTACAGCGCAACAGAAATAGCCGAAGAATTGTATTTAGAGGTAAAGGCTGGCTCAAGCGGTAGACCAAACCGCACATTGAAGATTGCCAACTTAGAGCGTATTGCGCCGTTTATTATCCAAACGCCTGACCTTAACCCGAAATGGTTTTTGAAACAGCTTGTGATGAATGTGGACGACGACATTGACCTTGAGGACGCTATTTTATCGGGTATGCCATCCATCGTTTCAATGAACGCAAACGCACAGATGGCAACAGGCGACCCATCAACCGACCCAAATATGCAGGGCGGTAAAGGTGGTAATAACAAACCGCAGGCAGATAAAACACAAGGCGGGGCGCAAGCCGCTATGCCTGCACCAAATTAAAAAAATATTTTGAAAGTCTGAAACAGCCTGTTAATGTAAACATAGTGATTACATAACAGTTTTTTTAACAAGTAATTTTTTACCAAAAGGGCAAAAGAAAATGGGAATTGAACAAGAGGTTGAACAACCGATTGTTGATGGCGTAAACACTGCTACATCGTCCACAGCAGACCATTCAACAGAAGTACAAGATACACAAGCAGACGTAAATCAACAGTCACAGACTGATGCAACGGCAACGTCTACCGAGGCAAATGATACTGACGTAAAGCCTAAAAATGTGTTTGAGGCGGTTAAGCAAGGTTTAGCCCAATCAGCCGCAGATAAAGAGGCGGGTGCAACGTCTAGCACCGAGGCGCAAGGTAAGACCGAAGCCAAGACCGAAACAACGGAACAGGAAGCAGAACCCGACAGTGACGATGATTTGATTAAGTCACTTGAGGATAAAGACCCTAAGAGTCGTGCCGCTACCCGCATTCGTGAGTTGGTGAGTTTGAATAAAGAGTACGAGGCTGATGCTTTGAGTTTCCGTGAGTTAAGTAACTTCACGGCTGAGTCAGGGTTAGACCAAGACGAGTTCTTAACAGGTTTACAAATCATGCGCGACATGAAAAAAGACCCGTTTAAGGCTTTTGAGGCGTTAATGCCCTACGTTGAAGCGTTGCAAATGCAAGTGGGTGAAGTATTGCCCGATGACATTCAACAACGTTTAGACGCTGGACTGATTGACGAAGAAACTGCCAAAGAGCTTGCTCAGGCGCGTAGTAAATCTACGTTTATGACCGAACAGCAACAGCTTACGCAAGAGCAACAACAGCAACAGTTTCAAGAGCAACAAACTCAAGAATTTGTGCGCCAAGTTGCAACAGCCGTGACTACTTATGAGAAAAGTTGGCAACAGTCTGACCCTGATTATGCTAAGAAAAAAGGTTTAACAAGCGCGTTTGTTGACAGCATTATGGCGAAAGATGGCTACCCAAAAACGCCACAACAAGCTGTTGAGCAAGTAAAAAAAGCGCGTGGTATGGCTGAGGCTCAATTGCGTGAAATTGCGCCGCCTAAAAAGACAGTGCAACCCGTTGTCAACCAACAGTCAACCAGTGTTCAGCCACAGTTTAAGTCTAGTTTGGATGCGGCAAGAGCCGCTTTAAATACATAACTTGAATGTAAACGCTATGTTTACATTCTATTGAGAGGATAAATATCATGGCATTTACGGCACAAGAGTTAGTCAATATCTCTAACTCAGTATTGGATTACCACATTCGCGGTAAGGTTGAGAGCCAAATTATTCAGGCGCGTCCGTTGTATGACGACTTGATGGCTGGCAAAAAATCTTTCGGCGGTGGTAAAGATTTCATCACAGGTCGCGTGAAAGGTCAGTACACATCTGCATTGCAGGGTTACTCACACGATGACGAACAATCTTACGCAAACCCTGCAAACATCAAGCAGTGGCAAGCTAAGTGGTACGAATTAGCATCAGGTATCTCAGTGACTTTAACTGAGTTGAAAAAAGCGGGTATCAGCATTGTTGATACGATGAACAGCAAACAGACTGTTAATCACAGTGACCAAGAGTTGTATGCTCTAACTCAAATCTTAGACGACAAGTTTGAAGATTTGGACGAAGGCTCAAAACGCTCAATGGCTGAAATTTGCTGGCGCGATGGTACACAAGATAGCAAAGTGTTCGGCGGTATCGGCTCTTTCATCTTGAAAGCACCAACAGCAGGCGTGACATTCGGCATTGACCGTGTGGCTAACCCATTTTGGCGTAACCGTGCAGTGACAGGCATCAACGTTTCTGTGCCAAGCGACCAAAACCTTGTGCAAACGCTTCAAAAAGAGTTCCGTCAGTTGCGCCGTTTTGCTTCACCAAAACACGGCTTCTATGCTGGCTCTGACTTCATGGATGCGTTTGAGCGTGAATTGCGCTCTAAAGGTAACTTCACCTTAGAAGGTTGGGCTAAATCAGGTCGTATGGATGCGTCTGTTGCAGACTTAGCATTCAAAGGTGTGATGATTCAGTACGACCCATTGCTTGATGATTTAGGTCAGAGCAAAGATGCGTATGTGCTAGACCACAACTCTATCAAGCTCATGCCGATGGAAGGTGAAGAATGGAAAATGCACACACCCGCACGTCCACCTGAAAAGTATGTGATGTATCGCGCAGTAACTTGGACAGGTGCATTGACAGCAAACCGCTTGAACACCAGCGGCGTGTACTCAATCGCTTAATCAAACATTCTCACGGTGAAACACTGAGAACACACATAAAGCAACCGAGCCGTAGGTTGCTTTTTCATAGGGGCAAAACAATGAAATTACTTAACTGCACAGTACGACTAGGCGGCAACCTTTTACATTCAGTGCCAAAAGAGCGCGTGAGCGAACGCGAAATTATGTTGCTCAAGCACATTCACGGTAGCGATGCGATTGTGGACTTAAAACACGTTGGCGACATTGAAGTTCCAGTAAAAGACGAATATCGCCGTTTAGCTCGTTTCTATGGCTTGAAAAATGTAGAAGAATGCTTTGACGTAAAACTGGAAAACTTTGCTGAGTGGCTGGAAGAACAGCTACAAAATGAAGAAGCACAGCGCGAAGAACGCAAACTGTATGACTTGCCTTTGACGACTGATGTACAGCCTGTTGTGAGTTCCGACAATATCCCGCGAGCAAGCGCAATGTTGTCAGACGAAGAATTTGAGGCTGAGATTAACCGCCGTGCGCTTGAAATTGCTGAGGCTAAGGTGGCTGAGGTATTGGAAATGCAAGCGGAACAAGCCGAGCAAGCGCGTATTGCATTGGAACAGTCACAGCAACAGCAGGAAGAACAGACCGAGCAGACCGAGCAGACTGAAAAGACTGAACAGGTTGTTGAAAAAGCAGAAGAAGCAAAAGCTGAAAAACCAGCCAAAGCAAAAGCTGAAAAAGCGGAAGCTACAGCAATTAACTTGGAGTAATAAAAATGGCACTCAGAACCACGTTGAACGACATAGTAGAAATGGTGCGCGATGAAGCGCGACTGTCCTCTAACACTTCGCGTGGTACTGACCATTTACCACACATAAAACGCTTGATTAAGCGGCATTATCAGACGCTTGCAGAAAGCTACGATTGGCAACACTTAGAGCTTAAACGCGAAATGTCAACAAAGGTAATGGTAGCTAATCAGCGTTACTACGACTTTCCTGAAAACCTGAACACCGACAAGATTGAGGAAGCGTGGTACAAGTACGGCAGTGTTTGGGTAAAGCTGGACTACGGCATTAATTACAATGACCTGAACGCCCAAGATAGTGACGAGGGCGACACATCTGACCCTGTATTGAAATGGGATTTCTACGGCGACCAACAGTTTGAAGTTTACCCTGTGCCAGCATCGGGCGGCATCATCAGCTTTATTGGGCAAAAGAAGATTGAAGCACTTGACACTAACGACAGTCGTGCAGATTTAGACGACATTATGATTAGCCTGTTTGTAGCGGCTGAGATATTAGCAGGCAACAGTCAACAGGCGGCGGCACAAATAAAAGCGGAAGCGGCGAACACACGATTGTTGCAAGTAAAAAGCGGCAAGGGTAGCAAGATGCGCATCAAAGTTGGTGGCGGTGAGATTTCAGACAGTTCGCCATGCAGACCCCGCAACATTGAGTATGTGAGGTAAGCATGGGTTATGCAATCGTTGAAAACTTTGCTGGCGGTGTAGACCGCACACGTCCGATTTACGCGAGCAATCAGGGTACTTTGTGGGCAGGCATTAACGGTCACATGACGCGCGGGGGCGACTTTGAGAAGCGCAAAGCTTTTACGCAATACGCAACCATTCCGAACGAGCTTACACAGTCTGATTGGTTGACGCTGGCTGACCCAATAGGCAACCCAACACAGTCACAGGTATTTATTCAGCGTTACATTGGTGCAGTTGCAGATGGCAACGGCATCATTGCTTACCTTAATACAAATCTCACAAATATGACCCCGCCAACAGGTGTGCGTTATCAGCTTATTCGTCATCCTACAGCCGTATTTGACCCCACAATTACAACACCAAAAGCCCGTAGAATTGTTAGCTACGACCTATTTGATGGCAAGATTTACGCTTCTATTGAGTTTGATGATGGCACGGTGATACCGTACTACGATGGTGTGGTTGTTTATGATGCTGTTGATGGTATTGACTTTGTAGGCACGGAGAGCTTTTATGGCACGGCTGGCGGATTTCTAGCCAAGACATTAAATGCGGCAATGGCGAGAGAAACGCTTGCTGGCACGCTACCAAAAAATTCTGCAAACGCAAATTATGCTTTTACTTCATCAAGCGAACAAACAGAGGCAGGCACAGGTAGAAAGTTTGCAATATTAACATTGCCAAACATAGAGGCAGGCACGGGCGTTGACGTAAGGGTAACGCGCACGCTTGCTGATGGCAGTGGTGAGGAACAAATTGCTATTGCTCAGGGCGCAACTACATCACTGAATTTTGATGTTTTTTACGATGTTGACGCAAACGGAATACCGCTTAGAACATACCGCTACAATGTAGCTTTCACATTGTTGCCAGCAGGCGCGACTTTGAATATTGGTTTTAGAGCCAAGCCAAGTGGCAACGGTGATTTTGTTAAAACTTACAAACGAAAGATGTATACGATTGTAGACAGTCTGTTGAATTTTAGCGGCGTGGATGACCCCACAAAATTAGACCGTGATGATGATGCGGGTGCTGGATTTATCAACATGAGTAACCAAGCGGCGGGTAGTGAGATATTAACATCTGTTGCCGCGTATCAAGACAAACTAGCCATTTTTGCCCGTAACGTGGTGCAGATTTGGTTTATGGACGCAAACGCTGACAACAACCGCCAAACACAGATTTTGAACGACACAGGTACACGCGCAGGGCGTTCAGTGGTGAGCTATGGCGACTTAGATGTGTTCTACCTTGCCGATACTGGCGTGCGCTCAATACGCGCCCGTGACACGACAAACTCAGCCAGTATTAATGACGTTGGTACGCCGATTGATACTTTGGTGCAAGAGTTCTTAGCTACGATTACAGAAACGCAAATTGAGCGTGCTGTTGCGGTGGTAGAGCCTACAGACGGACGTTATCTGTTGGCGGTGGGCAACCGTATATTTGTGTTCAGCTACTTCCCTAGCAAGCGTATTTCTGCTTGGTCTTACTATGATTTGTCGTTTAACGTGGATGACTTTTTTAAAATCGGCAACCGTATTTATGTGCGCTCAGGAAATATTATTTATTTGTTGGGCGGGGTAAACAACAACACCTACGGCAACGACTATGCCGTGACCGCACAGCTACCATTTTTATCAGCAAGCAAAGAAGCAACATACAAGCAAATTAAAGGCGTTGACATTCTTGCTACGGGTACATGGGATTATCAATTACTTACCGACCCTAGAAACCTTAACTTTAAAGTTAATTGCGGCATATTAGATGGATTTACGCCGATGCAACTTAACACCGCCGCCATTGGGCATTTTACGCACGTTGCGCCCCTGCTAACACATCAGGGCGATGGCTATGCAAGCATTTCTAAGGTCATAGTGCATTTCGATGGAAGCAATGACGAATGATAAGGTTTGCTGAGTTCGATGATGTACTGTTTGTTACTGAGAAAATGCGAGCCAAAGACCATGAAGAAATATTTGCGACACGCACGGGCTACGACCCTGTTGCGATTGCAAATGAAGTGATGTTTGCGGGTGAGCATAAAGGCGTGGCATTTATAGCTTACAACAGTGACGAACAGCCTGTATGCGTATTTGGCGGCTATCAGAAGTGGCAAGGCGTTTGGGATATGTTCATGTTCGCTACTGATGAATTTCAAACTGTTGCAATTGAAGTCACCAAGTTCATGAAGCAACGGCTAATCAAAATGATTTTAGCAACGGGCGCACATCGCGCAGAGTGTATGAGCTTGGCAACCCACAAAGAGGCACACCAATGGCTAGAGTTTTTTGGGTTTTCTGACGAGGGTGTGAGAAGATGTTGGGGTAAAAATAAAGAAGATTTTATTTGTTTCGGCTGGTTAAGAAAGGCGGCAACCTAGATGTGCAAAACACCAAAAGACAAAAGTGCTGAAATTGCAGAGCAAGCAGAGCGAGAGCGTCAAGCCCGTGTCCGTGCTGGCACTGCTGAGATTGACAAAACGTTTAGCTCATTTAACGATGACTACTATGACGGCATTGCTAAGTCTTATGCAGAACATTACACGCCACAGCTAGACCAGCAATATGCAGACGCGCGAAAAGCCATTATGTACAACCCTGCTGGCGGCAGTACCAACAGTTCGGCGTTTGCTCAACAGTTAGCGAAGCTAGAAGCTGACCGCCAAAAACAATTGGTAGAAATTGGCAACCGAGGCATGTCTGAGGCACAGGGCAACCGTGCGAACGTTGCAAGCAACCGTCAAAACTTAATTCAACAGTTGAATGCTGGCTCAAGCGTTGAGTCGGTAGCAGGATTGGCGGCTGAGAATGCACGCAATCTGACAGCACCGCCTGTTTACAGCCCGTTAGGTGACTTGTTTGCACGCTATACAGCAAATGCGGCAAACGCAGTAAACGCAGGCGTATTAGAAAAACAGCAAATTGACCCATTATTATTTGGCGGCACAAACAAATCAGCCGTGAGAACGGTAGGGTTTTAATCATGTGCCTAGATAACAATAGCCCGCTAATGCAGATGAAAACCCGAAACGCAAACAGTCTTGGCATGAGCGGCATGAATTCAGGTTTTAATATCATGGGCAGAAAAGGCACAACACAATCACAGCCAAAACCTAGAGGAATGTTTGATTTGTTGAACATTAGAAAACAACAGCCTGTTCAAACTCAGACCAATAAAGGTCAAGTAGCAAGACCAGCTACACCCGTGCCAGCAATGCAAGCAAGCTCACCGCAAGAGCAAGCACCAGCCGCACCATTGGAAGCCGCATCACAAGAGGCGACTACGCCAATTGCTGATACTTATGCTCAAGCGGCAAAATCGTTTTACTTTAACCCAAGACGTTCAAACGCTCAAAAAGTGGTAGCGTAGAAAGAGGCAGATATGTGTTTAGACCCAGTAACCGCCGCAGTGGGCTTAGGCGCACAGGCGTTGAGTATGTATCAAAACAGCCGTGCACAGGGCAAGGTTGTCAAGGCGCGAAATAGAGCTTTGCAAGATGACCGAGTAAAGCAACAGGCTCTACAGGCTGAGGCTGATGCAGGCAACCAAAAAACGCAAGCAGGATTTTCTCTTGAAAACCAAGAGGCAGGGCGTGCGGCTGAGGTTGAGCGTGCATTAAAAACAGCCACAGGTAGCGAAATGGTTGGCGACTACACAGCCGCTACGAACGGGCAACCCGTGCAAGTGCAATCTGAAATTGCCCGAAAAATCGCTGATGCGTTGCGTACTGGCAAAGACTACGCCAAGACTTCTGCAAATCTCGGCTCATACGGCAGACAGCAGTTTAACAACCGTATTAATTTAACTGATAACGCCATTGACCTAGAGCGCATCAACAGCTTTAGCCGTGGTAATACAGGTGTGTTGGGCGCACAGTTAAATCACGCCAACAACAAGGGCGGCGGAAACCGATTGTCGGCAGATTTATTAGGCGGTATC